TCCTGAGTTGAAGGTGAATCAAGACAAGAAGGTGAAATCGAACTTTAGGTTGGTGCAGCAAATACAGATGGTGCCTGGCAGGCGGCCGATGCTCAAAAGGGGTGGTGGTAGAAAGTCTACATCAGTGGGAGGAAACGTTACAGGATTCCATGGACACATCCAAATTGTTGATGACCCGATTGACCCACGAAAGTCGATATCGGAAAAAGAATTACAGAACGCAAACCATTGGGTGAATCAGACGTTAAGTACAAGGAAAACAAACAAGCGCGTCACGCCATTGATTCTGATAATGCAGAGATTGGCAGAAGGAGACCCGTCAGGAATGTTGATGGAAAAGACAGTAGAGAAACTGGGAAAGAAAGGGAAAAGGATTCGTGTTATTTGTTTCCCGGGTGAAATTAGAACCCCGGGGTATAAGGAATTGGTTAAACCACAATCCGCATTGAAATATTATGTTGATGGATTATTAGACCCGAAAAGATTAGCACAACCAGAGCTGGATGAATTAGAGGCTGATTTAGGACAATATGGTTATGCAGGTCAGGTTGGTCAGAATCCTGTCCCACCAGGTGGAGGGATGTTTAAAGTGGCTCATCTACAAGTAATCGAAAGTATTCCCAATCCTGATGCTAATCTTATACGGATTGTGAGGTATTGGGATAAGGCGGCAACACACGATGGTGGAGCCTATACGGTTGGAACCAAGATGGCGGAATTAAAGAATAACCGATATGTAGTGATGGATGTTAAGAGAGGTCAATGGGGTACAGACGAAAGGGAGGATATCATTCGGGAAACGGCGGAAGCTGATGGAAGAGATGTTGAGATTCACATAGAACAAGAGCCGGGAAGTGGAGGCAAGGATTCTGCTAACGCAACAATAAGTAATTTAGCAGGATTTGCATCATACCCGGACCGACCACAAGGAGATAAGCCATATAGGGCCGACCCATATTCGGTACAGGTGAACAGGGGTAATGTTTCTATGTTGAGAGCCGACTGGAATACATCCTATGTAAATGAGCTTAGGTTCTTCCCCTTAGGGAAATATAAAGACCAAGTAGATACTTCGTCTGGGGCGTTCAACATATTAACTAACACAAGATTTGCAAGGAGGATTAGATAATGAATAATAAACATTTACAAATAGGAGATATTCTGACAGCCCGGAAAGATTATGGATTCCTTCCACCAAAGATTCAATTCTTTATGAAGACGTGGGCAAAAATTCATTATGATGTTTCCTTTCCTGAATACTATAACCATATGATGATTGTCACAGGTCATGATTATATAGCAGAAGCAATTGGGAAGGGATATGTTCAACGCAAATTATCCAAAGCCTATAATGGTCATACCGACAATTTGTTAGTGTTTAAGCCCATTAAACCATTAAAGGTTTGTGAACAAAAGAGGATTGTCAAGAAGGCAGGAAGAATGTCTGACCAGAATATTGAATACGAGAGGTTGAATTTTGCCTGGTGGGTTCCGTACATTCTGAGTAATGGGAAGATTGATTGGTCTCCTAAGGAAAGCAAAAAGGGAGATAAAGTGTTTTGCTTTGAAGTAGCAGCAATGATATTTAATCATGGTCGACCCGGAACATTCCCCCAACCCGATAAAGTAACGACAGTTGATATGCGAATGAATTCAGGGTTTAGGATTTATCGTGTAAATAGAGATTGGACGTTAATGGAACAAAGGGAAGAGGTAAAGGAAGATTCTGCGAACTTATTAATGTTAAAGGATATGTAAGATGAGAAGAACAAAATCCAAAAATAAACAAGCCCAGTTAACAGGAGCATCAATTCAAGCGTTGACGGGAGAATTAACAAGACGTGCTGTATTATCGTCAAGATTAAGCTCCCAGACCTTTGGTGGTGACCGAAAGATATATGATGCATTGGGGTATCCTGCAACATTGACATTCGATGACTACTATGCCCGATACCAAAGACAAGACATTGCCAAAGCTGTTATTGATAAACCCATTAAATACACATGGCAGGGTTCGCTCGAGTTATTGGAGTCTGACGATGCGAACGAAACGCCCTTAGAAAAGGAATGGAAGTTACTGAACAATAGTCTGAAGTTAAAATCTATTTTCACGCGCGTAGACAAGCTAACAGGGATTGGGAATTATGGAGTATTACTATTGGGACTTGACGATGTTACGACTAACTTAGAATTGGAGAGAGGGGTGCTTAAAGGAAAAAGACAATTACTATATGTCAAACCATTGTCACAAAGCACCGCAACCATTCATTCGTATAACACAGACACAAAGTCTGAGAGGTATGGACTCCCGGAGCTATATAAAATTGATTTAGAATCGGTGGAGTCAAACAATAGCGTGTTGGTTCATCATTCCAGAATAATCCATATTATTGATTCTCCATTGGAGTCTTAGGTGGAAGGAACTCCCAGACTTGAGTCTGTATTCAATAGGTTGCTCGACATTGAGAAGATAGTGGGTGGAGATGCTGAGATGTTCTGGAAAGGAGCCCGCCCTGGATACTCCGGGAATTTGAAAGAGGGGTATCGGATGCGTGCTTCTATGTTTGAGGATTTGGACGAACAATTGGAAGAATATGAACATGGTCTGCGTAGGTTCCTGATTAATGAAGGTTTGGATTTGAATTCCCTTGCACAGCAAATAGCAGACCCGAAGAATCATTTAGAGATTCAGTTGCAGATGATTTCAACAGAAACCAATATACCAAAGAGAATGCTCACAGGTTCGGAGCGGGGTGAATTGAGTTCCACTTCTGATAGGGATGAATGGTTGACAATTGTATCAAGTAGGCGGACAGAGTATGCTGAGCCGCAGATAATTAGACCCTTTGTCGACAAGCTAATCGAATACGGGATTCTACCACCACCAAATGGGGATGAAGTGGAAGATTACAAGGTTAATTGGTCCGATTTATTTAGTCTGAATGAGAAAGACAAAGCCGAAATTGGAAAGACAAGAGCAAGTGCATTAAAAGAATACACATCCAATCCCGCAGCGGAGATGGTTATTCCACCTGATGCGTTTATGGAGTTCTTCCTGGGTCTGGATTCTGATCAAATTGAGTTGATTAATGAAATGGTTAGTAATATGACCGAAGAGGAACGCATGGGAATAACTCCAGAAGAGGAAGAGAGTATGCAAAGAACTAATCCTCCTGGTGAAGAAGAGGAAGAGGAAGAACAATCAATGCAAAGAACAAGATAATGAATTGGATAGAGAGAAGTTGTGAATTGCTTTCAAATTGTATTTTTAGCGATCTTTGACACAGCATACCACGTTCAACCAACTGGTTAAAAGTGTTTTAGATTAGTTTTTAGGATTAAAATGGAAAGTATAAGGATTCAACAGATATTAGCTCGGAATTTACATTTGATGTATTTGAATAATTAAAGCATGCGGTTAGGACGACATACAAACGGAACAAGTTGTGAATGGGCTATGCAAGAGGCCATTTCTAAACGACTAACCGAATTGGAATATACATTCAGGGATGAGTTCCGGGTTCCTGAAGTAGGAAGGGTTGCAGATTTCCTTGTTTATGGAAAATTAGCGTCTCCATACAAGGTAAAGCCTATTTGCAATTATGATCTAATTAACATTGAAGCAAAAAGTAACAACTTTACGATGTTAATCGAACAAATGAATGACCATGCACAGTATTGTGATTATTCATTTGCAGCCATTCCAGATTATCCAATCCCGCCGAAGTGGTTTATGCGTCAGTTATTGGTTCGGGGTTATGGTTTAATTGTCTATAACTTCAATACAAAGGAAGTAACAGAAGCCTTAGTGGCATATAGGAATTTAAGGTTACGGAATCCTGAATTGAGAAAGAAGATTTTAAAAGAATTGAGTAAAAAGAAATAAGTGCATGTGTGAGGTTTGTGGACATATCGATATTCAAGTAAATGCCAGGAGGTTTGACCCTACGCGAACTACATCGTTGAGAAACGCGTTTAGTCGTGAAATGAGGGTCCGCTTCAATAGGATTGCCAGGCTCATCCAAAAGGCTGTTGTCGAAGAGGATGTTTTTGGTCTGAATATACCCAGCCCTGACCGTAGGTTAAATGTTCAGGTAGGAACTCCGGGACATAATGCTTTTAACTTCACAACCTCACAGGCTAAAGTTAATGGTTTCCTCGAATGGCTGAAAGCTCAGGAAGAGGCGGGGTTATTATCAACAACGACAGCAAGTCAAGCTGGAACAGGAATACAACAAGCATGGACAGATAGATACATCACAGATTCCTATAAGAGGGGTGTTCAACGAGCCCGATACGAGTTAAGTCAAGCAGGATTTGATGTTCCACCTATGGATGGTTCGTCAACATTTAACATTTCGGGTCCATTCCATGTCGATAGGCTTGGTATTCTACATGCCCGAGTATTTCAGGACCTAAGGGGTATAACGGCTCAAATGGACCAAATGATAACCCGGGTATTGACGCAAGGATTGGCAGATGGAGATAATCCCAGGCTCTTAGCACGGAAATTGGTTGCGACTATAAATGGTTCCGGAGCGGGGGAGTTAGGATTGACCAATTCCATTGGTAGATTCATTCCAGCCAGACGCCGGGCAGAGATTCTGGCAAGAACCGAAATTGTAAGGGCTCATCATCAAGCAACAATTCAGGAGTATCAAAATTGGGGGTCTGAAAATGTGGTGGTGAAAGCGGAATGGATGACAGCAGGCGACAATCGCGTTTGTAGCCGATGTATCGCCCTGGAGGGGGAGGTCTTTACCTTAGAGGAAGTAAGGAACATGATTCCATTACATCCCCAGTGTAGATGTGTGGCGCTTCCTTTCAGGGGACAGTGAAATGATATAACTTTTGAAAAAGAATAAAGCGATGATTAACAATTTCAGAACAACAACAAATTACGTACCACGACGACAACAGTATGAGGGTGCTGATTATATTGTCGTCCCGGTAGTGATGATGGTGGAGGGGGTTCACAATGGGAGCCGTGGTCCTATTCTGCATTTAGCAGAAGATTTAGGACATGTCCCCGATTCATGGAATGGAATACCTGTGACCATTTCCCATCCTGCTATCTCCGGAACATATGTATCCGCTAATAGTCCAGACATTCTACATGAATGGGCAGTAGGTCGGATATTCAATGTTCACATGGATGGTAAGAAGTTAAAAGCAGAAGTATGGGTGGAAGTAAACCGCCTAACAGATATTAGTCCTGACGCGCTTATAGCCATTGAAGAGGGAAGAGTAATGGAGGTAAGTGTTGGAGTTTTCAGTGACGAAGAGATGACAGAAGGAGATTACAATGGAGAACATTATACCGCGATTGCCCGGAATCATAGACCAGACCACCTTGCTCTCCTGCCCGATGAGGTTGGGGCCTGTTCAGTGGTAGACGGATGCGGAATTCGAGTTAATAACGAAAAGAAAGGAGGAACTAATGTGCCAGATGTAAAGAAGGATTTCATAATCCAGACAATGAAGTCTTTACAGACGCAAGGCTACTCCCCGAGTATGATAGTATGTCAACAGGGGTTTGAGGAGCGTTTGTCAAAGGCGAGGTCAAAACTTGATTCGATGGATACGGAACAAAAGGTGTATTTTTTAGAGGAATTATACGAAGGATTTCTTGTTTATCGGGTCAGGGAGGGACAGAACGAAGATGTTTCCATATTCAGGCAACCCTACCAAGTAAATGCCGATGGGAACATAGAATTGGTAGGCGACGCTGTTAAGGTTCGACGTGTCGTAGAGTATTCACCAATTGGGGTGAATGCTGAAGATGAAAAGGATGATAAATCTAATTCAGGAATGAAGAGAACCAAATTTAATAATAATTCAAATAAAGAGGAGGATGTAAGTATGCCTGATGACAAAAAATGCACTCCCTGCGTTAAGGTCGCAGTGGATGGATTAATTTCCAATGCAAAAGCTCCATACTCGGAAGATGACCGGGAGTGGATGCAAGGCCTTACGGAAGAGCAGCTCAAAAAGCTGGAACCCGTAGTAGTAAACAAAGTTGAAACGAAAGAGAAAGAGATTTCGGATGAAAAGGTGTTGGCCGCAATGAAAAGGTCGATAACAACCCCGGAGTCATTTCTGGAATTCGCGCCGGCAGAGTATCGTGAGGTATTCAAAAGTGGATTGGCGCTACATCAAGAACGTCGGACATCGTTGGTTGAAGGCATTATGGCTAATACCGGTGAAGGTGTTTGGACGAAGGAAGAACTTGATGCTATGGAGTTGGGACATTTGGAAAAACTCGGAAAGAGTGTTATAAAATCCAAAGAGCCTGTTGATTTGGGAGATTATTCATTATTCGGAGCGGGAAACCACTCAACCAAAAGGATTGTACCGAAAGGACCACAACCGATGGCTCCCATTGGTGTGAATTTTGAAAACAAGGAAAAATAAGAAAGGAGGAATATATTATGGCAAATAAATCGATTATTTTGAAAAACTATCTCAATGTTTTTATTGAGAAAGTCGCAACTGCGGTTGCAATTAAGCCTGGTTTCCTGTTAGAGGAAACAAGTGCCGGATTAGTGCAAGCCCATTCCACTGAGGGTGGTAATGTTGCACCTGTAATGGTTGCTTTAGCGGATGACCTCCAAGGAGGAGCTATTGGAACTTCGTATGCTACTTCTGCCCGTATTAACATTTGGATTCCACAACGTGGTGACCAAGGTTATTTATATTTGGTGGATGGCGAAACTGTTGTCAAAGGAGACCTGTTGGAATCCGATGGTGCTGGTTCATTGAAAAAGCACGTAGCAGATTCGGGTGGTCCTGAATCTCCAAATGCTATTGTAGCCAAAGCATTGGAAGCTGTTGACTTGTCAGCGTCTTCTAATCTAACGGCAATTGGGAGAATTGAAGTAGAGTTTGTATAATTTAAGAAAGGAGGAAAAATATGCCAGTTGATTTAATAAATGTAAACGGACAAGCGCAAGGTAGTGTGGCCGACACACTGATGGTGAATGAACACCTGGATGCAGGTCAAATGCGTCCCTTTGTAGCTGAAGATGGTCGTGCGTATATTTCTGTCTTTAAAGGTGGAGATACGACTAAGCCTCAGAATTATTCGGTCATTCCTGTTCAGGGAAATGCATCGACACTGAGGAGAGACGAGTGGAAACAATTAGATGATGCGGTTTTACGTGTTGCAGAAGGAAGGTTAGGCGGAATTCAGGACCTTGTGTCCAGAGGACTTACCTACCAACTTGGTGATGGAATGGGAACCACGGTTCTCGAATGGCATGACCAAAGTGATGCACTTTCTGCTACCGTTTCTATGGACGCTATCACGCGTGGGAAAAACGATGCGGTTCAATATCAGTACAATTACTTGCCTATTCCTGTAATCCATGTTGATTATGAGATTAAGACAAGGTTTTTGACTGTTTCCCGGAAGATGGGCAACCCATTGGATACTACCCTGGCGGAACGTGCAACCCGTGTTATCAATGAAACCTTGGAGGATATGTTATTTACAAATACCACATTCTCGTTTGGTGCACTTGATGAGAGGAACCGGAATACCATTTACTCATATGTGAACCATCCTGACCGTCAGACAGTGGCCCTGTCAAACAATTGGGATGATTCTGCAACCAGCGCGGCTTCGATTATAGCCGATGTGAAAGCAATGAAGCAGAAAATGTTGGACAATCATTTTTATGGACCCTTTATGATTTACATTCCATCCAATTATGAATTGACTTTGGATGATGATTATTCCGTTAGTGGGCAATCATTGAAAACCATTCGTCAAAGGATAATGGATTTGGAAAACATCGAAGGTGTGAAAGTGAATGACCGCCTGGCTGCTGATAATGTGGTTATGGTTGTTATGCGTCCTGAAGTTGTACGTTTAGTACAAGGTATGGCTGTTCAAAACGTTCAGTGGAGTCAAGAAGGTAACATGATTACCAAGTATAAGGTAATGGCCATTCAGGTTCCGCAGATTCGTTCTGACCAAAACGGTAAAACCGGAATTGTACACTTAGCCGCGTAATCGGTATAAGGAATATTGATAGATACTAATCAAGTATCTTTATTCAGAATTAATCAAAATAGATTGAGATTATGGAACGTAATAAAACAACAAAAGGCACAACCAAAAAGGCCAGTGCTAATAAAGGGAAAACAACGACTGCTACGACTTCAAAGAAAAAGAAGTCAGTAAAAAAAGAAGTCACTAAGCCAACTTGGAAAAAGGTTGGTGGAGGTTCTTTTGATTTACGAGATAGTGATAGTGGCAAATTAAAAATTATTAAGCCACTGCAGGTCTTTTCAGCATGGGAAGAAGATATACCTAAATCATTCAGGGATGTTGTAATTCCTGTTACGGAAGGTGATTCCAAACCCGGAAGTGGAAAGAATGTGACTATCAAACCTTCTAAACCGAAGTCATATCGTAAGGTTGAAATCCCGTCGGATGATGGTAAAAAGGTTTGGGATGTAGTTGATGAGAATGGGAAAATCCTAACGGAGGAGCCCGTTCCTGAATTAGAGGCAGATTCTTTTATCAAGAGCTTAATGCAATAGGAGGAAGCTATGGCCTGGATGGTACCGGAAATATGGAAAGGGGGTACTGCCTGGATATTAGGTGGAGGCCCATCTCTACCGCGACAATTTGGAGTTCCGGAAGAGACTATACAGGATGTAACAGCGGGGCTAAAAACTCCCGCTGACTTTTCTCCATACATGTCAAATATCCATCACCGTCATGTGATAGGCATTAATATGGCTTACATGATGGGTGATTGGATTGACATTGTATTTTTTTCTGATACAGGTTTCCTATTAAAGAATGAGGATAATCTAAAAGCGTGTGGGTCATTGAAAGTCAGTTGCCTACCTCGCACAAGTAATTTAGATTGGTGTAAATTCCTTATTCGGGACTCGAGCCACAGAATTGGCATCAGTCCAAAGAGGAATAAAGTTAGTTGGAACCAAAATTCAGGAATGGCTGCAATTAGTTTAGCATCTCATCTTGGGGTGAAAAGGATTATGCTACTGGGATTTGATATGACCATGTATAAAGGCACACAGCATTGGCATGGTTATTATCTGAACAATGGAAAGCAGGCGGATGGCGAAAAAGCAAAGAGTGATTTTGCGCGTCACATGAAGGGACTTAAAATGATTGTCAGGGATGCGGCTGTTCGCGGAATTGAAATCATTAATGTTAGTCCTGAAAGTGCTATCAATACATTTCCTAAAATGAGTTTACAAGAGGCATTGGAATATGAGAAAACAAAAAAGAGCAGATTTTCTGATTGACACTATTCGCTTTAGTGGTTTTACTTCTGGAGCAGAGATTGGTGTTTATCGTGGACAGACTGCAAGGAATGTTTTACGAGCTTGTCCAAATCTAAAGTTGATTTTGGTTGACTTATGGGACTTTCGCCCCGATGTTTATGGTGAAAGGGAATTAAGCGTGCGTAAGGGAGAAGACCAGCGCTTAGTATTTAAGAGGTTCCTGACAAATATTGCTCCATTCAGGAAGAGGGCACGAATTATTAGAGGCATAAGTTGGGAGATGGCCGACAAGATAGAGGATGAAAGTCTGGACTTCATATTTGTTGATGCTGACCATGCATACGAATCAGTTAAAAAGGATTTGCAGGCATGGGTTCCGAAAGTAAAGCCTGATGGGATGATTATGGGACATGATATTAATCTCCCGGATGTCCTGAAAGCCGTTAAAGAAATGTTTGGTGGTTATTTCTGGTATGCGCAAATTGATAATGTTTGGTTTGTCTATAAAGAGGAGGTTAGTAAATGATTCAACAAAATCCAATATTGATTGCAGGTCCACCCCGGTGTGGAACAACAATGCTTGCTGGACTATTGACTAAACATGATGTCTGGGTAGGTAGGGGTAGAACTTCCCAATACCCGGGGACGAATTCAGATGTGATTAGTGAAAATCAAGACATCAAAGGAATATTGAAGCGTGAAGCCCAGGCTGTCCATTATACCAATTGGAATATTCCATTGCCGAAGGATGTGGTGAATGAAGATGCATACATTAAAGATGTTATTGAGTCTTTTGTTCCACCGAATACTCCATGGTTGATAAAGACAAGTTGGTTGTTGACATTTAACAAATTTTTCATGCGAACATATCCAAATGCTAAGTGGATTATTCCTGTTCGTGATTATTCAGGAATATTGCACTCGATGGACAGACATCCATCTATGCGGAAAAGACCACGCAAACAAAAGATGGATTTCATTGAAGCTTTGATGATTCGACAACATGAGGTTTTGCAATTAGTGGAAGATAAGAACAATGTAGCAACTATTAATGTTCTGGAAGTATCTAACTTGAGGGGTCCTGAGATTAACAAATTATTTGATTTCGTTGGAATAAAGTTCGACGCAGATATAGTAATTGATTTCATTCAACCCGGAAAAATGAGAATAGTATGAACATATTTTGCATATACTGGAAAGGTGATTTTAGAGGACGCGATTTTAAGCCGTCAGACGTTTGGAGACTCTATAGTAATATAAGTGGATTCTTAAAGGTCGACTATTCGTTCTACGTCCTTACAAATGAGCCTGACGCTAATTTACCTGGAGAAGTCATTCCCTTAAAATATGATTGGCCAGGATGGTGGGCAAAAATGGAGCTACACAGACCCGACCTTCCGAAAGGATTGTCGCTTTATCTGGACTTGGACACAACCATTGTTCGGGATATGACTCCATTGATAAAAGCACATACATCATTTACCAGGGCAGAAGAACATGACAGGATTCCATTGGTTATGTTCCCGAATAAAGCGCGTAAGAAGCCATCAAGAGATGGAAAGGTTCAGGTATTTAGGTATCAAGCCGCATGCATGATGTTCCATTCCAATAGTGAACCCAATCAGGAGATGTGGGAAAAGTTTATGACCAATCCTGATAAATGGATGGGTAAATATCGGAGTGAGCAGGATTTAATGGGGTTATGGATTCCTGATGAGCCTGTATTCCCTGAAAGATGGATGATGAAGTTGGCGGAATTCAAAGACCGGGTATTATATGATGATACGATTATTGTTACAGGACAACCGAAGAGGATGGATTTTCGGAATCCTAAAATAAGGAGAAAATAAGGATGAAGGTTATTTGTTTTTATTGGCAAGGTGATAGATGGCAGGATTCGGAGTATGAAACTCCGAAAGGACATGTGAACTATCAACAACATTCGGCTAGACGACTTGGTAAGGTGGATACGACATTAGCATCTCAATATGTCAATAACCTTTATCTGGGAGTTATGAGGTTTGCATCAAAGCCTTTTGAATTCATTTGCTACACCAATGAAGATTTGGATTTGGGCCCCCGGATTAAAAAGAGAGCCTTTCCATTGGTAACAGAGCATGGGGTTCTGCCCCGATTATTCATGTTTTCGGAGGAGTCCGGTTTATTTGGGGGGCAGGTTCTTTGTCTTGACATTGACATAGTGGTTACAGGCTCTTTACAGCCTTTGATGAATTACTCAGGACCATTCTGCACCCGGAGGAAATTTAAGCCCGGAGAGGAGCACAAATTAGATGGTGACATTATGAGTTTCAGAGCTGGAGAGGAAAATTCTGAACGGTTCTGGAAACCATTTATAAACAATGTGGATGAAGTGGTTCGTTTAACAAGAGGACGTGAAAGGTACTGGGTCAGACATGTCGCAAGTGATATTGCAGAAACATGGGATGAGGTAGCTCCCGGGGCTGTCCAAAGTTATAAACGACATATCCAGGGAGGTCGAGCTATTCCAAAAAAGACAGCTATTGTGAGTTGTCATGGTTTGCCCAGGCCCCATCAATTGAATGATTCGGAAAAATTAAAGTCATATTGGAGGGGTTATGTATAATTGGTTAGAAGTTAAAATCCCATACGAACCTGGAGGTAAGTTGGCCTATGCGTATAACAGGGCTATGGAAGAGACGTCTGCACCATGGGTATTGTTATTAGACCATGATGTTTTTTTAAGCTGTAACCCACATTGGTATGAGATGTGTTTGAGTGCGATTAATTTGGTTCCAAAAGAGGTCGTTCTGTTATCGTGTACAACCAATGGGAATAGCGACAGGGCTCAAAAGCCTTTAGTTCCTATTCTGAAAGAGCCCAATTTGGAGATGCATACAGGATTAGCTAAAATAGCTTTCCGCAGGGGTGGAATGGATATGGTTGATATCACCACTCCGGAGTTTGCAGGTTATTTCATGTTGGTTCGACGCAGTTATTGGGAAGTTCATCCATTTGAGGACCAGGGCAAAGGTGTCAACAAGGTTGACCAAGCTTTTATAAAGACAATTCTTTCCAATGGAGTTAAAGCCAAGGTGATGAAAGGATTGTATGTGTATCATAAAAAACATGTTCGTAAATTAAATTGGAAATAAGATGGTTATTTTAGTGACGGGAAAACAAGGTGCTGGTAAAACGCATCATGCGGATTTATTGGCAAACGAGCTTATGAATGAATCAAATGATGTTTATCGTATAGATGGGGATTCATTCAGGGAGTTAACAGGGAATAATGACTATACAGATGCTGGCAGAATTCGGAATCTAATGGATGCAGCGCAATTAGCGGCAGAATATGAAAAGAAAGGATACATAGTTATCCTGTCATTCATTGCTCCGGTGAAAGCATGGAGAGACGCAATGCGGAAAGCATGGTTACAGAGCCGACTCATATATATCCCTGGCGGAAAGTTATGGGAGGGTACAACCTACGAAAGACCCATTGCAGAAGAGCTGGAAATACAAAGCAATTATTAAAAACATTGAGATATGAATGAACCAATTTTAATAACAGGATGTGCCCGTAGTGGGACAAGTATGGTTGCCGGGATTATCAATCTTGCAGGAGCTTTTGGTGGGGCAATGTCAGGTCCGAATAGGAATAACCAAAAAGGAATGTTTGAGAATCATACAATCCGTCAAAATATTGTTAAACCATATTTCCGAATGTTGGGAGTTGACGCAATGGGGCAATATCCATTACCTGATATTAACAATCTTCTTATCCCGGCAGATTGGAAAATAAAGGTGCAGGATACTATGAAAGAACATGGCTACAAAGGCGGACCTTGGTTCTATAAAGGAGCGAAGATGTGTTTGCATTGGCCTGTCTGGAATTATGCCTTCCCGAATGCTAAATGGATAATTGTTCGCAGGCGGACAGGTGATATTATTCAGAGTTGTCAGAAAACGAGCTTTATGCGGTCATTTGGACATCACCCAAACCAAGTAGCGGTTAATGCTAATAATGAAGCAGAAGGATGGCGTTGGTGGGTGGAACAACATTTGGATAGGTTCCGGGAGATGCAGGATGCAGGATTGAATATCAAAGTGGTCTGGCCCGAAAGGATGGTTGATGGGGATTATTCCCAGATGAACGAGATGTTGGATTGGTTAGGTCTGGAGTGGACAGAAAAAATTCCAGAATTCATCGAACCAAAACTTTGGAAGGTCAGACAAAAAGATAAATAACATTAAAATTTAAAATCATGGCATATAGAGTAACGGCTGCAGAAGTATTGGAGATTATGGATGATGTGACATTATCTGACCCAATTGTAGAAGCATATATTGTGGGTGCAAATACATTGGTCTCTGATGTGCTATCAACCCAAGGTTTAAGTGCCACCACTTTAAAGGAAATCGAAAGATGGTTGTCCGCACATATGATTGCGAGTACAAGGGAAAGACAAGCAACTGAAGAGGGAGCTGGAGGAGCTTATATCAAGTATGCAGGTTCATTCGGGGAGCAATTAAAGTCGACTCCCTATGGACAAATGGTTTTGACATTGGATTCGTCCGGATTGATGCATAATTTAGAATTGAAATCAGCAACGCTGCGTGCGGTGCCCAGAATATCATAAGCTATGGCAGGAATAGAGAAGTTTATTCAGAAGATTGCAGTTCAAACAGCTGTCTATTGGGGGTCTCCTACGAATAGTGGTTATGGTGGATATACATATGCCACTCCTGTTGAGATTGGTGTTCGCTGGGAGGATGTTAAAGAGACCTTTGTGGATAAAGAGGGAAAGGAAACAGTATCCAGGGCCAAAATCTTTGTAACTCAGGATTTAGATGAAGATGGTTATTTGTATCTGGGAACATTGGATGATTTTGACAGCACAGTAGATACAGATGCTCCAAGGGAGATTGTTGGTTGTTTTCCCATTAAAAGATTTGATAAAATTCCAATGATACGGAAGACTGACGAGTTTGTCAGACTTGCCTACTTAACAAATAGACAATAATGGCAGCAGACGACAAAATAAAGGGATTTGAGAAAG